CTCGTCAGTTGAGTCACGGGGGTCAAAGCGCTGCTTATGTGCAGTGATTTGTCCGCGAGAGATGCGACGTTGTGCCTTGCGAGTCACAACATCACCGATCGAGGTGTTGTACTCAAGCGCAGGAAATCGTCGCTCGTCAATCTCGTAGCACGCAACGGGGCTAGCGGTGATCACCGCCAAGGCCAGAGCGTCTACCCCGGTACCAGCGCAGGCATCAACAACGTATGATGGCACGAAACCAACGGGGGCACCCTTGACCAACGCATTCTGCATGTGGTAATGTTGGTAGGACTGAGTGTACATCCCACGCAAGCTCTCGTGCAACACAAGCAAGTCGTAGTCAAACCAGGTGCTGCCAGTGGCCTTTGGAAAAACGACATTGCCAGGCAACGCGAGAGTGGCTTCATGCATGCTGCGGACTTCAGAGTCAATTTCAACAGACAAGGGCCGCACCGGGAGAACAGGGCTACAGTCAATCCGATCCAAGTCGACCTTCACAGGAGGAGGTGGTGCCGGCGTGGCTAAAATGCCATCCAGCTTCACCTGGATCTCAGCACGCGTCAACTCAGGCACAGCGCTCGCCATGTCAGAACCATCCGGAGTGACCACAGGGACCTTCACTTCGAGCTCAAGGCGTGGGCCAAAACCAGGGTGGTTCAACAAGGCTTCAACTGTCGGGTGGACCAAGGAGTTGTAGTAGGCTTCCATCGCGTCAATCTGGAACTCGATCGTGGCAGCACGCTCGCGGGCGAGGTCAAGTGTCTCAGCCGTCACAGCATTCTCAAAGGCACCTGGGAGATGGAACCCAACCCATTCTGGCACAGCATAATCGTTTTGATCGACGAAACGTTGAACTGCACGGATGAGAGCTCCAAAACCAAGAGTGTGGGCATCATTGACAGCCAGAGAAATCGTCTTCTCAATGAGCTTGTCGATGGGTTCACCAGGCACCACAACCGCCAGGTGGAACTTCACCGCCTGACGGGCAATGTCACAAATGGAATGGCGATCTCCTTCCCAGACACTAGCCGGAAACCATCGGGCAAAGAAGCACAGTGGGTCTCCACGCCGCTTGACGGCTACTTTGAGCTCGTGGCCAAAAAGAGAAGCAGTGCGAGAGTACACATCTGGGTCAATATCTGGCGTCATCCCGTCGTCACCACCATAGAGCCCCAATCGGTCGTAGGCTTCCGCGGGAGCACATCCCAACTCCACGAAGGAGCAGAAGGCAATGAAAGCGTTCTCCAGGGTGTTGAAAACAGAAGTCTCGGCAGAGCCGGAGGCACGGCCAGTTCCTTGATCATAGCGAATGTCGTGCTTCGTGTAGCCAATGCGATTGAACTGCACCTTCATCATCTGCTCAAGTTCAGCGTGGTATTGCGGATCAAACAACACGCGTACAATAGCAGACATGACGTCGCGGCCAGCCTGTGTGACGTGCCCATCAAACTTTGAAAAGTCAGTGTCAGCGATCATAGTAGCACGGCTGGCGATGCGGACGACCTTGTCGGTGATAGCCTCGCA